CGTCACTGAGTGACGGGATCATATGGTGTCTTATAAATCTCAATCAAGACTTTTGATGTGAGATGCGTACTGCGGAATAATAATCTCGTCGTAGTAGTCAAGAGCCATACTCTCAACATCACGCACGTAAGCGAGTACGGTTGCATGTGTAGTAGAGAAGAGGGAAGCATCTTGGCTCTCGAGGAGAGACAGTGCGATATCACGAGCCAAGACTATTGTGTCTTGGCCGTGTTTATAAGAGGCAGGGGGAAGGAAGGTCATGTCACCACGAAGGTACTTCATCCGAAGGTTTTGTTCGCTAGGTAGACCCGTGGCCATGAAGCGAATGATGTTTGCCGTGTTGGCGGATATACGCTGCTGGTCAGTAAAAGTGGAGAAAAGGCGTGCCCATTTGCCTATTTCACCAGGGTGGTGCAAAGGCGTTAGGTGGTCAACGGCAGCATACATTGCCTCGAGGAGGGCAAAGCCAGCAGGTTGGGTAAGTGCAGCCAGAGCACCATAATTGTGTTCGGGCGCGATGACGTCGCTAGCCAGAACGGGATGAATGGCGTTGCGCTGCGTAGGGGGGTATCGGGCATTAAAATTAGCAATGGCGGAAAAGATCATCTGGTCTCTCAAATTCCAATCTGGTTGGCCGTCCTTGTCTGGAATGTGCGTGACCAAATTACCCATAGTAAGCAGGCTAGCACGATTGGCCTCATTCATGCGAACGCCAGTTCCCGACTGTAGAAGCGGGATGAGGATGACTGGGTGTGACTTGGGAGCGGTATCTGGTGCCCATGTGAGTAAAACGCGGTCAGGCGGGACAACTGCGCTCCGATGATAACGGTTGGCAGAGTTCCAGTCTTCGTATTCGAGAAAGCGCTGGACGTGTTCATAATGACTGAGGTCATCATGATCAACAAAAACGTCGGGATACTTGCGGAGTAAGGTTGTCTTGCCCCCACCGGATTCAATGGCGATCGAACACCCTAAAGGAACATCTCGACGTTGTGCGTTAAGCAAGCCGAGTGCGCCAAGCCAAGCCTGCGTGAGTTTAGGCCGGAAGATGATCGGTGAGAGTGTCAAATCGGGAATGAAAAAGGCTGTAGGCGTGCGGCTTTTCATATAGCGGTGGAGCGCTTCAGCATACCGGGCGATAGAATTCGAGAGATCTGCTGTTTTGTAAGCACCAGTAAGGGCTGAGCGAGTTATGATACGGGCTATTGTTGGCATGATTGTGGATTGCAAACCAAGGCGGACAACTGCCGTTTGATCTGCTGTCGAGGTGAGCGCTAGAATGCGGTGAGCAGCAACGGGCGGCGGTTGATATAACGGTCGGGAAAACTTGGAACGGAAGCCGAGGTAATACGTACCATTGGCTCCTTCCATAGGGCCTTGAAACCCGGCAGGCATCTTCTTCAATCTACGGATGGTACCTATGGGTAGTGCAGGAATACCTGTGACACCGGCACCCCCCAAGTAGGCAGGAGCTAAAACATCCTCGAGATCGGGAACAATGCGATGTTTATTTCCACCATCATCCGTGTAAGTGATCGAACAATTACGAGTAATTAGGCGGTCGAGGAGGGCTGGAGGTAAGCGGGCACCTCGTTTGACACACTTAGCCCATGACTCGTAAAAGGCGGCCGCTCGTTGAGCAGGATCAAAGACCGAATCCATAAAGAACTCGCCAGAAATGAGTCCTAAGCCGGAGCGTATTGGATAACCCGCGATGAGGTGCGTAACTCCATCATATGATAAGCGGAGAAATTCGCCACGTGGGGCATAGTCCAAGGTGATCTTATACATCTGGCCAGCGAAACCAAGGAGATTGAAGATGATGGCAGCTAACACGCCATCGACGACATTAGCGCATGTGGAAAACATGTCATCGCCGGCTTGATAGGATGGCTCGGGCACGAGTACCCGTCCGAACCTCATCCTAGCGTATTCATCACACATGTGTTTGTATGTGCGATTAAGATACGTATTAGTGAAGGACGTAGCTCGTTCGCCGGATTGGAGGGATCGGACAACAGTGGCGACTAGTGGATCGTCTTGGTCACCCGTATCAAGAACGGTGTTATGGCGAGCGACACCTAACCAAGCCTGGCAACGCTGGAGGTCACCAATAGCAGACGCCCTGTAATTAATGTCGGAAGATGTATGATCGTAGCGCCCTCCAATGTGCGCGGTGAAGGTCGAGAAAAGTTGCGCCATATCATCTTGTTGGTGGTTAATGTTGAAATCAGAATAATCCCACATCAAACCAGTACTTTGAGACATATGGATAAGGCGGTGAAGCTGCGTAGCGGAGCGAATGGCCCCGTCATGTGCGGCAGCGTTCCAGGAACCAGGTGTGTTACCAGCGCTTGGGCGTAACGGGCCTTTCCGCGCGACTGATTCTAATTGATCCAAGATGTAGGCCTGGATTAGATAGTGCTCAATCGCGGTATTCCAGATGGCCCTTCGTTTGCCCTTTTCGAATTTGGACGCAGCTTTCGAATAGAGGACTGCCCCAGTGGCGTCGAGAAGGATTCTCTGGATATGAGACTCTGGGATGGCTAAGAGTGCACCACGCTTGTTAAGGCGGTTCTTGGAGCCGTCATCCCAATGGATCTTGGCACCCGGAGCCCCCCCAGCGGCCGCCCATCCCATCCTATCAGCGTACCAGTCAGAAAAAGTCCTTGGACGGATACGCGAAGGCAGAGTTTCAGAAACTGTACGCTCTAGAGCAGAAGCAAAGAGCTGGCGACGTTGAGGCAGGTCAAAATACGTTGAACCCGTTTCCGGATTATATTTGGGGAGACCCGGAATAGAGCCAGGAGCCATCCGCATTATGAGCTCATCCTCAGGGGAAAAGGGGAGGAGTTCGGAGGGACCCGGGAGAGCATCGAGACCGTATAAACCACGGGCTTCATCGGGGGATAGGCGTATGAAGGCCTGATCGCTAACAGAACTGGGAATAGAGCGTGCAACTCTGACCCCAGTGTGCAGGGCCTTACACAGCTTGGTAAACTTCCTCAGGTCCATATCGAATATGGCTGGGCGAGATGCCAAGAATTGCGCAGCAAATTTGGCTGATGGGGACAGTGCAGGAAAGAGCAATATCCCCGATGCGGTCGTCGACTCCCAGTCATTCTGAGCACCATGTTTAAGCAATAAGTGGGCCAATGGCTCTGAATGGTATGAGGGAGCCGAAAGGTAAATGTCGGACGGGTTAGCGTGGACTTTACCTCCAGCCCGGCCCTTGTTCAAGGGATAGGCGTCATCGAGGGCGAGCGCCTGAGGCGTAGTTAAACGACGACGGATTGTGATGGGTGCCCGAACACCAAGGTCAAAGTCGGCAAGGATCGGATCCCAGAAGAGAAAATTAGGAATCCAGTCGTACACTTCGCTTGGCGTGGGCGTAAGAACAAGCCAACGGATGAAGGCGTCGGCAGTATTAGTAGGGGGTTTATGGAGATCGTAATCCGCAGCTAAAGAAACAAAGTCCAGCATGAAAGACTGAGGCTGATCGCTCTTTTTAACTAAATATCCCTGTCGCACGAGAGTCAGCGCGAGAAGGGCAGATTTAGAATAGAGACGGTACTTTGAATCAGTAGTTAAGAGCTGGAGTGCAGAGGAACGCTTGCAGAACTCAGTCTGTAATGCCGCGTTCCATTCTAGTTTCCCGGCCGTCGGATGAGGCGATCGAGCTGGTGGCTCGGAGAGTCCGTCGGATCCAAATTGACTGGGGCGTGCAAATTAAGGAAACCATTTTGGGTTTCGATTGCCGCGCTGTCATTCGGGATCGGGGGGTCATCGACGTCGAAATGGGGGGGCCGGTTCACGTGAACAGCTGCTCCGACATGACCGATGGCAGGGGCAGTTCCAAAAGCTGAAGGCCGGTATGAATTGGCCGTATAAAGTGGCTGCTGCACAGGTGCTGGGGATGGGGGGCGTCTAGAGCCCTGATCACCCCGTGTCCGTCGTGGCTGGTAACCCAGATCAGCCGGGTTGACCATCGGTTGAACAGGGGGGGGCGGGAAGAGCATGTCCTGCTGAGATTGGGGGGCCCGAGCTACCTCTTCAGGTATGAAGGTGGGGGCGGGCGGCTGGGGAGCAGTGGGATCATGCTGGCGATATATCCGTTGGGCGTTTGACTGCTGTGGATATGCCGCGCGAACGGATCGTACGCCACGGGGAATGTCGGTGCCGTCAGCATCGTAGCCACCGTACCTGCTGGGATCAGAACCAGGAAGGCGCGACCCGGCCGGATACGTAGACCCACCAGCGTGAACGTCAACCTGCAGGCGTTCTGCATCGTCGAGGATGCCAAGCTGGCGGGCAACTGGAGCCCTGAGCGGCCCGGCAAAGCGATAAGACCCATCATCATTTTCGATATGATCAGGAATTCTTTGGCTCTGGCGGGGTGGAGGAGGTTGTGGGCGCGGCGGGAGCACCTGGGGGCGGGGCAGTGGCAGAGGGGCCTGGGCCTGGCGCGCTTGGTGGTCACCTAGAAAAGCCTGCTGGGCGCGAGCTTGACGTTCACGGGTGCCGGGAAGAGCATCACCGAAAACAGGAGGGATCTCAGGCTGCGGTTGGAACTGAACCTGGACCCCGCGACCATCAAGATGGGCGTAAGCGGGCTGCATTCGGGGAAGTTGGTCTACGTGATACGGGTTATGGCCCTGGTATGCAACGTGGGGCCCATTAGCCGGCGCAGACAAATATTGGGGCTGCGACGCATGGTCAGGCACGGGCGGTTGGGGCAGGAGGTGCGGAGGGGGCTGGTGCCATTGTGGCCCCCAGTAGTCCGGACCAGGC